AGTTTGATCAAAATAATAGTCTTGTCCTTTAATCAGCAAGGTGGTAGTTGTTACATTTTCCAATGTGCGTGTAAGATACACAAACACAGCCTTGTTACTGATCACACTGTCTTGAAAAATGTTTGTTATTTCATATGCTCTGATGTCAGTGTCAAATACTGTATAACTGGGTATAGTTGTTTTTTCGTCATCGCCGTGTGGAACCATGTCACTGTAGTACCATGGAAAATTTTCATTCTTAACAGAATTAATCACTGCCATGATGGCATCAACAGATTCTGCTATATTGGTTCGATCTAGATCTAGATTGGCAGCTAGTTCTAAAAACTTAATTTTAAATTGATTGTATTCACGTGATGCCAATCTCAATGAATCAATTAAATTGAGTATGGGATGATTTAAAAATAAAGCAGAATAAATTATAGGAGCACTGTGTTGTAGGATACTACCGCCACGATCAAGATAGCTTATGTCTCTAAGATTACTGTCGCCTGGCACTTCGCCTACAATATCTAAACTGTTGTTTTTGTATTCAATCAAGTGATTTCTAATTTGACCTAGAGTCAAAAAGTCTATGTCAATGTTGAGACTGTTAATATCAAGATTGACAGGTACCTGATAAAATCCTGTTTGTGATACAGAACTTTTGCTATAGATAGATACAAAAACCACATCATCAACTGATAACAAAGCAGGATCTACCAAGATAGCCAATTTGTCCACGGTCTTGGTAATGGCAAATCTTCCAACAGCAACTGACTTGTTATTGATCACAACTTTGATATTGGGAATTTCAACGCTGATATCAGGTATGATGTCCACAGGAAACAAGTTTGTAGTTCCATCGTATGTGAAACTGAAAATTTGATACTGCTTGCTAAAGTTGTTGTTTATTACCCAATTGTTCAGTCTTGTACTGGTGTCTCTTGAAAGATTCTTTTGTAAAAAACCAGTATTCACATTTACAGTTTGCGCAATTCCGCCTGGTAGTAGATATGAAAATGTGTCCAAGTTAAGGTTGTTTTCAAATTCAATATCACCTTGTGTTAATAGATTTTTATAGCTGAGAGGAAAACCCAACACTGGGTCGTTGGTGCCTGTGCCTTGTTTGTATGAAAATATTTTAGTGCCAGGAAATTGTGATCCAGCATACACTGAAAAGTCAGCAAAACTGGCGCCATCGCTGTTGATAACATCAAACAAAGGAGCTTGATTTCTAGCAGTTTTTTGTTGACTTTGTACCCATGTGGTTCCATTGTAGTGCCATTGTTTTTCTCCATTTTTTCCTGAAAGCACAACTATTGTGTGTGCTTCTTCTACAACGGCGTCGTCGGCTTCTTCAATATAAGCTCTATAAATTGATGTTAAGGCACTGGGAGTTGATGCCTCAACAATTGAAAAATTGAATATTTTATTTCTTACATCAAGATTATCATCAGCACTGAAGATAATTCTATCACCGTCGTTGATGGTAACAGTTTCAATATCTGTGGCAGATCCGGTACCGGCAGTAACACCTGTGGCTGTGAATCTCACTTTGTAGGCAGTGCCTGTTGTTCCTGCGTCTGGCCCGGTGGCTGTAAAAACTGTACCAGCAATACCCGATGCTGCACCTACAGTGGTCCAAGTTGTGTTACCTACTGTGGCAATTATGTATTCGGTGCCTGCTTCTAACCCTGCAGCTGACACCAATGTGGCACCAGCGTTAGACCATACACTGGTGCCCAGTGTGGTAATATCATATGTTCTTCCTACAATAAGATCAGAAGAATCTCTTACTAGACTGATAGTCAACTCAGTGGGAGGATCGCCAGGTTCAAGAACCATTATACCTTGAACCTGTGTGTAAGCATTGGTAATTAAATCATCCAATAGATCAACAGGTGCTTTGGCGGCCGTGCCAAAATTGTACAACTGAAGATCAGGACGAAATTCTAGGATTGGTCTTTGTGCTCTAAAACTTTGATTTAAAACCAGGTCAACACTGTTGTACTCGGCTGTTTTTTCAATGACGTCAACATGAAACCATCTGTTGCTTCTTGACCAAGCATTGAGATCTAAACTGCTTCTGTTTACAGTGATATAATCTGGAGTGGCCAGATTGTCCAATTCTGGAACTATAAGATCGGCTGCTAAAACCAATTTAATTGACTGGCCTACACCTTCTACATAATATGTTTTGCTTGCATACGCCTCAGTCGCCGTCGAATCAAACGTAATTTTTAATCCGTTTGTAAAGACTACTCCATTAGGACTCACATAATTTTGTTGCCCAATGATGTCTAGATCAGGATCGATTATTGCCAATTCTGGATCAATCAATTGAATGCCACCCACTGCCTGATCAGTTTGATCACTTTGATAGTAAAGCAAACTCAAAGGTGCAGTAATTTGGGGCACTTCAAAGAATATATCTAATCTACTGTAAAATTCTCTACCTGCATTGACCGCACCAGATACGATTCTAACTTTTTGTTCATTGGATACTGTGGTTTTTCTAGTGAGATAAATTCTTGCATTATCGTCTTCATCATTGTAAATTGTAATTTGATAAACATCGTTTCTTTGATTAAACGGTATTAGCACATCTTGATCTAGGTAGATTACATCATTTGTAATCCTAGCGGTATTGTGCCAAAAAACATCATCAATGAATGCAGTGTTTATAAAAATAACACTGGCTCCGTCCAATGAATAGGTTGGTCCATCGATGCCTCCTAATGCGTCATTAAGGTCACTTAACAAACAGCCTTGTAAAGATTGATAACTGTGACTGGTAGCATAGTCTGCTGTGTCTACCACGGTCATGTTTGTCCAGTTGTCTTGTGAATCTATTAAGGGAACTTGAAATATCACACTGCCAACATCTTGACCGTTGTTGTTTACGCCAAATACTGATCTTGTACTCAGATTGGGTGCATTGATGTCTACGCCCAACGAGCTGGGTCCAGACTGAATAAAAAACTTGTTGCCAGGTTCGTTTATTTGAAACACATAACGTCCACCTCTGGCCAGTGTCAGAATAGGATTAGGCGAATCATTAAACCCACTAAACTTATAGGTATTTGTTACACTATCAAAAGTTACGTTGAATGTCTGCTGTAACGGCACTGTGCTGGCAGTAACATTTACAGCCGCAGGACCATTTTCTAACCAATAATATTGTGCAAAATTAACTAACTTGTCTAGATCAACCTGTGGATCATATGAATAATATTCGTTGTCAAACAAACGAGAATGATTGTCGCTGTATCCACCATAAAAATTTATTTTGTTTAGTAGGTCTGTATAGGTAGTGGCAAATTCAATGTCACCACTCACACTATTTTTTACAACAATGCTAGGCTCAAGCTGATAATCTTGTCTTTGTTTGGTTGGTTCAATTAGATAACTGTCTGTGGTTTTGTAGGAAGGTGCCAGTTTTCTTCCTATGTATCCGTTTATCCTAGTAAAATCTGGTTCACTGACCAATTGGTCAGTAGTGGCGTGCAAGAACTTTCTATTCGTGTCGGTTCTAAAAATTTCAGGTAAAAATTGTAATGTTTTAAAAACTGCCATTATTTTTCCTATTAACCAATCATATTCAATTGAGCTGCTGTGATTGCAGGTATAATCTGTACATTATCTACTGTGGCTGCGCTGACCAGTATCTCGTCTGGGTCTGCGTTTATTTGATATAAAGTTCCAAATCTACTGTCAGTGTTTGAAGGTACTATCACAATACTGCTCACATAAGGGACCAGTGAAGTGTGCAAATATGCACTCAGTTCGCTGAAGTAAAATGTTTCACCAAAATCCCAGTTGTTGATATCAAAGTAGGCATTAACTGCTGCAATAACTTGGCTTTTTACTTCGTTGTCACTGATTGTCAAATTTGGATTTTTGATCACTTTAAAAGTGGCTCGTAAAGCTGCCGCTGCCTTGCTGCCGAACAGCGGTTTGAACACAGCCGGATTGTAAATGATACTGTCACTGATTGTTTTCAATGCCTCAATTGATCCAAACTCTGTTTTTAAGTCTGCAATAGTGGGTGCTACAGGTTCTGCCACTTTGTTGCTGGTATCAGTTAGGTAAGCAAAATAATCATTGGAATATGACTTGGTCAATATGTAAAAGTCAATTAGGTTGTTGGGACTTGGATCAATTCTTCTGTTGTTAGGAGCATTGTGTTTGTATTGGAATTTCAAACTTTGTCTACCCACTCTTGCAATATAGTTGGTTAGTACGTTTAATTTTACTCCTTCAGACTGATAAAATGTGGGTCCGTTTTCGGCTGGCACCGATGCATCGCCAAGCACAGCGTAAAAAATAGTGCCGTCCGCATACAACGTGATATTGTCTAATATACCAGATTTGGTCTGGTATGCACTTACAATTGTAGTTGGGTCAACTGGATCGTAGCGTAAAAAATTATACTGATCAATTGACTCGACAAAATAAACATTTTTGTTTTCGGGATTGACAGCAGGATCAACCAATTCTAAAAACAAGTCTGGATCATCGGGCACTTCGTCCAAGTTGTCATCGGGAAAAGTTATTTTGATTTTTCTGTTGTCGTCTATTCCGTCAGCACCAATGGCACGGTCCCAAATTCTATAAGATTGACTATAAAACAACGCATTGCTTGAATCTGGTTCTGTGTTGATTCTTAGTACCTTGATAAAATCAACCAAGGTAGTTGCTGTTCTACTGTCATACACTCTTACATCAGGGTCAAAGTAAAATCTTGTTTCTCTTTCACTTTGGAAATAATAATCTATACCGCGGCTGACTGCACTGTATTCACCATTGGCAAAAGACAGGCTAACAAACCAACTGTTGTCTGCACCTGTGCCAGCAGTGCTGCCTGCATTGGCCAAACTAAAATTACCACTGCCAAGATTTTGACTTTCAATAATCTTCCAGCTCATGGTGGGTATGTCGTATCTTAGTCCAAAGGTCTTGAAGCTTAGGATTTGCAAGATAATACTGTTGATTAACGATTCTGACCAATCGTTGGCAAATACTGGAATGATTTCGCTAACAATGGCTCCAGTGGGTACAATCACACTTAATGTAGCCACTGATGTGAGGCCGGGGCTGTCATAGTTTATTATGCTGGCCCATAGACTGGTACGTTGATATTCTGTTTCTGGCGTACCTGTCTGTAGCTGATTTTGTGCATCAAAATATTTTCCAGCTGGTGCAATGAATTTTACTAAACTGCCTTGTACTAGAAATGTGTAGTTGGGACTGGTAAAAGTGCCGGTGCTGCGACCCGAACTGGATCCAGACTGAGTCCATACTCCCACTGTGGCCACTGTGCCAGTACCGGTACCCACTGCGGTAGCTGTGAATATTGTGCCCACAGTGTTTTCAGATGCACCAAAGCTGGTAAATGTTGTTGTGCCCAAGCTTATGATTTTGTAAGTGGTGCCTGCCGCCATGCTGGTGGCCACAATAGGCGATCCCAAGGGACTGTAGCGTGTGGCAGTGTCATAATACAGGTGTCTGGTTGTGATACTTGATATTAAAGGTTTTAAAGTGTTTCTAACAATGGCATTGACTTCGGTGCTGCTGGTAAACTGGAACACTTCAGTTTCGTCATAGTTTTCTTTGTATATGATACCGTCTTCGGCAAATATGTTTGTGCTGCTGTATTTTCCAGTGGCATCAATCACATCAAGGTATCTACTGACTCCTGAACTGGTGCGATTTACTGCCTTTAACTTTAAAATATTGTTGAACGAAGTGTAAGGCAACACATTGTAATCTTCGCCAGTGACCATACGATTTTGTGTATAGTACTGTTGTGGTGCTTTTGTTCTGATTTCATCAAGACTTTCTCTTGATATTGCATTTGTCACTGTGTACTGTAGGCTGGCTCTCACTGTGAGTGTTTCTGCGCGACCTGTTCGACCTCTATAAGGCAGCACAATAGTGATACCTGACATTTCGTCTGGCGTGATCTTGTAGGTGAGATTGTTGCCTGTTCGGTAAAACACTCTGAAATTGCCCACAGGTATATTGGTAAAAGAACCGTCACCAAAAACCAAGTCAATTTGGTCGTTGGCTCTAGAGGCAACACTGTACAAGTTTCTTTCGTCGGTATTGTTATAAATCACGTTGATGCCGTTTACTGCAGGCACCTGAGTCCACAGTGTGTCCAAGTTGTCACTGCTGGTCAAACTGTACAACCATACGTCGGTGTTGTTGATGTTGTCAAAATTAACATTCACTATTCTATTGTTCAAACTTTCCGTGATGTTAAAATCCAATGAATTCAAGGTGCCTTGTTTGAAGTAGAAAAAATACCCAGTGTTGTTGCTGGAGTTGCCTTGATTGTCGTTTCTGTAAAGTATATTAAATGCAGCCGATGTGCTGGGAGCTGCTTCGTAAATGTATTCTTGATCCAATGACGTTGCGCTGACTGCCTCAAATGGATATGTTACACCGGCAATGCTGGTGCTGAATGGGTATGTGGGTGTGATTCCACCAATTATGTCCACCGCGTATTCATCTGTCCTGATACCGTTTAGATTTTTTGTGGCACCTGGCTTGCCAACTGCTTGATTGGATACCAGGGCTGCGTTGATTATTGCTGTAAACTGTTCTAGCCAATTTTCATTTGTGCTATCGTTCCAGCTGATAATAACATTGCTTAGATTGATACCGGTGCTGTCAAACAGTGTTTCTGTGGTGCTCACACTGTCAAATTTTAAAAATCCCGAAGCAGGCGTGCTTCTTTTGGGATTGTAACTGATCAATCTTGCCAGTTTAAGTATGCTGTCTCTACGTTCCGCGGTATCTAAAAAGTTTTCTCTAGCATTTAGATCGGCTCTGAATGCCAAGCTTTGCCCTAAAAAAGCTATTAGGTCAATCAGCGCGATGTATTCTGAACTGTCGGTAAAATCGTTGAAATCTTCAGGATAGTAAGTACGCAAGTACTCGATCATGGATTTACGCAAAGTTTCGTAGTCAAAACTTTGGAAATCAGCTTCTCTGAAAGTTTGATATATCTTTGTCCAATCTTGTTGGACCAGTAAACTTGTTTGTCTTGTTGTAATAGCCATACTCAATACCCGTGTTTTGTATTTATGGAAATAATAAAGTGGTACTTTTAAGCAGCTACTACAGTGTTCAACTCTTTATTGAATTGCAGTATCAGTACATCGCTTAGATCGTCAGGCAAAAATGTCATTTCAATTTGTACCTGTAGACCGTATTCAAACTGGTCAATCAAAACGTCATCCACTCGCACCCTAGGATCATAACTGACCACTCGTTGTATATCTTCAACAACCAACGCTTTGACATCTGCACTCAACGGCTCAAACAAAATGTTCCAGATGATACTACCAAACTCTGGATTCATGAGTTTCTCGCCCTTGCGTATGGCAAAGTGATTTAGCAAATCACGTTTTATCAATTCAAGATCAGTCAATCTAAACTTTTTAAATTGATCGATTGTGCTGAAGCCGCGGTATCTAGTTATAGCCATGATGTATTTATTCTGGTGTATCTGCACCCAATGTAGCAATTGCATAGCGACCACCGTTAAAGTAAATGTGGCCTGGGCGTCCTTTGCTGTCCACAGTTTGCCCGGTATTGCGCCATACATTGCATTTGGTAGCTATAGAATAGTTTTCTAAATTTATTGTTCCGTTGCTGTTATAAATGTTTTGATTGAGCGCAGGATTACCAAGATCTTGATATTGATATGCTAATGCCAGCATGCCAGCTACGATATCTTTGGTATCTCCGTCTCTG